ACACCATGATTCTCATAATAGTCTAACAGTCGTACTTCGTTATTTGTTGTTTGACAAATCCATATACTGGTAGAGTCAGACATACCTAAATCCCAACTCGCCACAGTTTTACACGCATCATCTCTTTCAATAGGTACAAGTCGATTTTCTTTTTCGAGTTCGTTTATCAGTTCTGCATAGTAACTTCCTGTAACAGCGGCATTGAAGCTACATTCAAATTCTTGGTTATATCTTTCAATTCCCATTTCACGTTTGGCAGATTTAAGTTCTTCGTCTTTCAATAACTTTGTTTCACTCGCCTTAAATTCCAATAAACACCAATCATCTTGTTTTTCCGCTCTATCTCGTAAATCTTTAAAATGGTTTTGTCCTTTAGGTGTTCCAATAAATAGACACCAACCCTCTCTATCTGCAAGGGCGGCTCGTACAATTTCGTTCCATATTCTCGGATTCTGGTCACCTACCTCATCTATAATGACACCATCAAAGTATTGACCACGCAAGTTATCTGCGTTCTCAGAACCATATAAACTGATTCTTCTATCACCAAAATCAATCCTTAATTCACTATTATTCACTTTCGCCTGAACCACTCTCGTGTAATGTGTTAAGTAATCCCATGCGACTCTTTTAGCTTGAGCATAGGTTGGTGCTATGTACGCATATCTCGGTCTTACCTTTTTACACATTCCAGCTTGTCTAATCAACTCGATAATACCAGCTACAGTTTTTCCCATACGTCTATGAGCTACAGTTACCACAAAACGATAATTATTCAACGCATCGTGGATTTTCCTTTGTGGATTCCTCGCAGAATAACCTAACGATATCTGTTTTCTCATTCAGGTTTGTCGTTCTCACCAAAATTAATGACATACTCTATCGGTTGACCATTCGCACCTGATAACTCATGTTTGTCAACTTCTTTCCAACCAGCTCTCGCCTTTAACCAAAATATCTGTGCTGGTACACTTCCACTCTTAGCATTGTCATACAAGGCACTTCCAATTGTGAAGTTGGCATCTACTCTACCAACGTCTAATTCTTCCTTGTAATACTTTCGTACAGTATCCACGTTTATATGTAGCTTTAAAGCTATGTCCTGAACTGTAGTACCAACTGCTGTGAGGGATTTTACTATTTTTCGTGATTCTTCTGTCGGTTTATGTCTTTTTCCTTGTGCCATTTGTCCTCTGCAAAATTTCCGAATGTCATATACGGATTCTAATTATGCGTCAATCAGCGGTGTCCATATATAAAAACTTTCTATATATAAAAAACTTAATAAAAAAAAATATTTCTCATAAGTTATAATGTAAGTAAACACTTACTTCGCATTTATTAAAATCAATATATATAAATGTATAACTTTTATTGTAAATAAAAAGAAAATAAAAGCAAGTGAATACTTACCAACATAATATAATTATTATTCTTTCTATCATGTAAAGATATAGAACTATTAATACATATCTATTCATTAATAACTGTTAAACATTCATACATATTAATTAATTCTTTTATAGATAACGAAAGTTACGAAAGATATTTCTGCTTTAATCTTTCAAAATAAAAGATTTTATGTCAATTTTGCCGATATTTTTCTACTTTCTTAATTAATTTACTTTTTTAAATACTTGATTTTATTATATAAATAAATATTTATGTTAAACTGTTTTACATTCAACAAAATAAGTGTTAATATCTTATTATGTTTATTAATTAGAAAGGATAAAACAAATGAGATTAACTAAAAAAACAATAGAAGCAGATATACAACTGTTAAAGCAATGCAGTGAATTAAAAAAGCAAGAATTAAGAATTAAAAAGAAATACAAGGAATTATTTAAACTTAATAGAGATAAAAAACTATATCAGGGTATTAGTGGGTTTATATCTATATCAAATAATTTTTCTGATTTTTGTGATAAAGAAACAATAGCAAATAAAGTTAATGAGATAGATAAAACATTTATTACAAAAAATTCTTATGAAAAGGAAACAATAACAATTAAAGCTAATTAATTATGGTTATCTTTATTACAAGCTACATTATATTAAACTTAATGTTAATTATCCCTATTTATTATCTACTAAGGAAAGGTTAAACAATGAAAAATATTGATTATATTGATTACAATCTTACAAGTGACGGCTTTATATGTTTTATCGGCTGGATATCTATCAATAATAAAGAATATCGAAAAAAACAATTTTATACTGGAACTGTTAAACAATCAAAAAAAGATTTTATTAGATATTTAAAAAACGAAATAAAAACACTTAAGAAAGGTATATAAAATGAATACTCAAAAAAGGTTCATAAAATGTATTATGGCTAATCTATTATATGGCAATACTCAAATATCAACAGAAAGACTTATAAATATATACTCTAATAATAAATTATATTTTAAATCTTTATTATCTGGCGATGAAATAATCGAACTTAATAACATAACCCAAAATATAGCAAATTTATATAACTATCATAAAAAACATAATGAAAAATTGACGTTATATTATTATGATATTAGAGATTGTTATATATTAAATTATAAAGACGATAAAAAAGATTTTAATATATTTGATAATCAAAAAAATCTATTAAATATCATTAAATATTTATCAAATGATAATTTTCAAGAAATAATTAAACATTAAATTTTTAAAGAGCTATTATAATTATAGCAAGAAAAATATTATATTTCAATCACTTATACTAGAAAGGGTAAAAAATGAAACTAGAACCAAACACAAAAAAATTATTAATTTTGTTGCAGACCCAAGATGTTGAACATAATTTTTTATTGAAAGATTATTATAATAAAAAAATTAAATATGATGAAATTTTTAAACTATCTGATTTACATCATCAGCAAAGAGAAAAATTACTTAATAAGCATTTTTTTGATAAAACATTAAGATATAAAACAGACGAATTTCTAAATAAAACATATTTAATTAACCAATATATTAATTTTATTATGTCTATTACAAAATATGGCATTTTTTCTAAGGGTTTAGGTTTACAAGAAATTGTTTACCCAGATATTAGAATACGTTTTAATGGTGTATATTGTCCAAAAATTGAAGTTGATAATCATGATTTTATGAGTTTTAAAAATAACGATGCAATGCACTATTATGTTATTGGATATAATGAGATGTATAGTAATTTATTAAGTAAAAAAACAAACTTAGAAAGGGTACAAAATGAAAATAAGCAAAAAATGGCTTAGTAGTCACGTTGAGATATTAACAATGGACAATAATGGCAAATTAAAAAAAAATGATACGTTGGAATTTTTCCGAACTGGCGGAAAATCTATTTTAAAAAATAACAGAAAGGGTAAAAATGGACATATTCAAAAAAAATCAACTTAGAGTATTAAAAAATTATTTTAAATATGAAAATCTTTTATTAATTGATAATAATTATAAAAATCTTGATGAAATAAAAGAAATTCTAAAAAAAGATTTTAATTTTACTGATAAGCAAATAAAAAGACTTGAAAATTAATATTTTAAACATGAAAGGGTACATTTTAATAGATTGTACCCTTTTTTTATGGTTTTTTAATAATTTATTCAATATTTTATAAAAAAACTGTAAAAACCATCAAGAAAGGTTAAAAATCATGTAAAATACTGTAATATTCTTTAGCCATACAACTTTATTTTTAAGTTGATATAATTACCTAACTTGTATAATTTAAATTGAGTGGCTAGACTTATTTAAAGAGTTTTTTTATTAATCTTTTTATAATGTTATTTTTTTAAAAATTTTGATAAAAAACTATAATATTTTAATTTTTTTCATGTTAGTGAGTACTAACTAACATTGATTTATAGCGAAGTGAGTGTTTACTAACTAAAATTTGACCAAAATTGTATTTACTTCTAATCAAAAATCTACCCTACGCATAAATTTTACCAAAATTGTTTTTGTTATAATTTCTTAAATCTAGCGACGCATATTATAAAACATAACGAAAAGAGCAAGTAATTCGGTTTCGTGAACTATTGTCTTGTCGCATACGTTTTGATACACCACGTTTTAATGGTTTCTTAAATTTTGATGTATTACTAAATTTACCTACATGACTTGGTTTGCGAGTAACAACCCAATTTTTACTCTTGTTCCTGTAATAAATCATACTCGGTTGAGATGTTGTGGATAAAAAGGTATAACCTTTCGATGTGTAATACTCTCCAACAAAGTCAGATAACTTATTACCAATACTCATACCTTGATAATCTGGTAACACTACAGTTCTGTGTGCTTTCTTAATATTTCTTACTGTTGGGTGTGGAAAATGTATAACAGATGAAATGGCGACTGGTTTATCCCATAAAAGTGCCACAAAACATTGAGCAGTTGGATTAATACTTGTATTTAAATAATGATATTCTTTAAACAGTTTCCAAACTTGTTGCTCTGATTTATAAACTTCAATGTTAAGTTCTGGTCGCCTAAGACGCCCCCTAAACAATTCGTTCTTGTTTACGTCAAATACCCAGTCAGGTTCTAACCATTCTAAAATATCATAATGACATGAAACAGCGACAAATCGTTTTTTTGTTTTTCTTACGAACTTATTAATACAATGACTACCGATTTTAGCAACCTGTCTGTCTACAACTGACGTAAATTCGTCAAAACATACTAAGTCTTTACTTTCTAACAATGCTCGTACGACATTCACTCTAAACTGTTGACCTGTACTTAACGCATCAAATGGTAATAACCACAATGGTGGACTTGCAAAACCAATAGCACCAAGACATTTGATTATATCTTTTACATTTATTTTTTTATCAAATTCGTCAACAAACGATGATTTACTCTCCCAAGTTATATCTTTTACATAATTATCTTTAAATAGTTTTTTAGCTAAACTGGTTTTACCACTACCTGATGTACCAACAATGACACCAATTTGCCAGTCAAAGGTTAAGTCAATGTCAAAATCAAATTGTTTTTTTAGTATGGATTCTGGTTGTAGGTCGTAGATACCACAGATTTGTTCAGTTCTAAATGTTTTCTTATATGGTGTTTGTTTTAAAAACTTAACACTTTGCATTGATACCCTCTGTTTTCAAGTTCTTCATAGAGTTCCTCTTGTTCTTCTACTGATTTTAACTCTACTAATACTTCAAATTTTTCTTCTAAGTCCAACTCATTAGTATTTTGTTCTTTTATGTCTTCAACTAGGTCAAATTCTAACTCTTTCAATTCTCTGTCATCAAAACCAAGTATATTAAGATTTATGTCTGAGTTCTTTAAACTCGCTATCTCTAACGACAATATACCTTTATCAAAACTAGAATTTTGTGCTATTTGGTTATCTGCTATAATAAACGCTTTTTTTTGTTCTTCTGTTAAGTGTTCTATCTTTATAGTTGGAACTGTTTTCATCTTGAGTCGTTTTGCGGCTTGTACACGACCATGACCAGCTATAATATTGTTCTTACTATCTATAAGAACTGGATTGTTAAATCCAAATGACTTGATGGACTCTGCTATTTGTCCTATTTGTTTATCACTATGAAGTCTTGCATTATTCTTGTAAGGAATTAGAGTTTCAATAGCGAGTTGCTCTATTTGTTCCATTCAAAGATATTAGCAGATGTTTTTTACAAAGTAAACTTTTTAAAAGTTTATTGGTCTTGTTCCATATCTAAACTGACCTTTACCACTACTATCGCTATATGGATTATAGCCAGGGATTGTATATCGTGTTTGTCTTGTGTAAATTGGCTCACCACTACTTGTGTAACCACTAACAATATCTCTGAAAACTCTATTACTTTGCCCAGGGACATTTGCTCTCTCACCTAACTCACTAAAAGATGTAAAGTTAGTATATGGTGTAAATGCTGGTGGTTTATCTTCTACTGGTGCTACTGGTTGAACTGGTGGTTGATAAATATTACTTTGCATTGGTGTAAATGTTGGTGATTCCATTGGTGTAAATTCTGGTGGAGGTTCACCTATCCCCATTTGACTTGGACTTGGTGGTGGTTGCATCATTGGTTGATTAAACGAACCGAATGGATTATATGATTGTTGCATCATAGGTGGTTGTAACAACGATTGATTCATAAAAGAACCTCTGTTATACATATAATCAGGCATCGCCATATAATTAGGCATACCAAATGGTGTAAATGACATTGGTGCTGGCATAAAACCAAAATTACTTCCTGTAACCTGTTGACCAAAAAATGGATTATATCCTATAGGGTCGTAGGCATTGTAAGGTGCTCCTAAATATCCACCACTCATACCATTTTACTCCTAGATTTTTTTGTTTTACTTTTTTTCTTTTTTCTATTTTTAGCTAAGGTTTTTAAATCAGCACCTGTGATTTTATTACGAGGTGGTGCGACTCGTGCAAGTTTTTTTTGTTTTGATGAATATTTACTAAATGGCATTATGCTTTCATTCTAGCTTTAATTTTTTTCTGGACTGATTTAGGTAATTCGTTTAAGTGATATAACCTCTGACTACTTGCTGTGTGTGTTTTACCACTATGTAGGTGTCCATTAGGCATTTTGTGATACTCGCCTTTATGTAACCTACCTGACTTAAAGTAATGTGGTACGCCTTTTGCCATTTACTTTTTCTTTTTTGTTTTCTTTTTCTTTTTTTTTGGAAAACCAGCTTTCATATTTGCATATGCTTCTTTACTGATTGTAGATTTCTTTTTAGTGCGACTTATTCCTTTTTTTCGTCTTTTATTTATATTTTCGTATAAACTCATTTGTTAAGCTCGTCTTGTGTATTTCTTTTTCTTAACTTTTGCGACTTTTTTATTTTTAGTTTTTTTACCATAACCCATACCCATATCTGCATTAAGGTAGTTTTTCATCATTAACATTGCTCTTTCATCAGTCATAGCCATAAAATTTCCTTTTAAAAGATGTCCGACTCAATTAAGAATCGGACATTAGTTTTTATCTATTGTTTTTGGAGGGTAAACAATAATTATAGGTTAGCATACTGTGTAAAGTTGTCAAATAAATTATTTGGTGTTTGACTTGTATGACTTTATAACTTATACTAGGATTATATTTTTAGAAAGGATAAATTATGAACATAAAAGTAGACGATACTATTAAGTTTAAGTTACCAAAAGTTATCGAGGATTATAAGTCGATAGGTGGTAGTTTAAACTCATTACAAGATTCCCTTATAGATTGTGTTGGTACTGTAATTGACGTTTGGAAAAATGGTCAAGGTGTACAGGTTCATGTCCATTATGATGGTCAATTTGAATTACCAGTAGACATATCTTTAGTAGATAGAGTGATTAAGACACATAGTGGTAGTGCGTATGATAGAGGAAGTGCAGACAGGTATTACAATCGTGAGAGGTCACCACATCTCTACTACAATAAAAACAAAGATAATGAGATGTTAATAGAAGAATCGAGAATGACTGATTTAGCTATTGATGACTACAATCTTGGTTACGATTTTGAAATGGACAGAAAGGTATGGGAGTAACATGAAAAAAATATTTCCAGTATCAGTAAAGTTTTTTAATAAAGATTTAATTTATACAGAAACTGAATGTGCGTATAAAGTAAAGGATAACTCTATTTATTGGACATCGTTATTTGATGACCATGAAAAAGGTTATGAGTGGTGGAATAAACATAGTGACACATTTCAATGGAAGAAATTAGATGATTGGTCATATCATGTACCTAACAGAGAGGTAAAGAGTACATGGTCAGACAGACATATAATTATTGATATGTTGAAGTTTGTTAATCCACAAGTTAGTCAATTTGATAATGAATAAGGAGATTATTATGAATCAACCTTTTGTAGCATTTCGTGTGACAGACGAAGAAAAAAAAGAAATAAAACACTTTATGATTGAATGTAAATGTAAAACATATAAGGAATTGTTATACTTAGCTATGGATTTATATAAAAACAATCAGAATAAGTGAGTAAACGATTTATATTTTTATCTATTGTTAATTTTGGTGTTGTAATTGTATTAATTAATTACATTATGTTTCTTCACATCAAAGTAGAAATATTAAAGGGAGATGTACTTAATGTGGTCGGTAATATTCGTGAAACTTGTTACTACTTTTCGGAACAAGAGTTTGAACAAAGTAAGAAATGGTATGAACTACAAATCGAAAACTGATAGGTCTTATCCAAACAAATATTTAGAAACACAACGAATAAAAGCAATACAGTTTCTCAAAGATAAAAATATATGTGTTAGTGATTTAATAAAAATATTAGGAGATAAACAATGGGAAAATTTAAAGAAAAAACCATCGAAATGGAAGAAAAAAAAGTAAACGTTAAGGTTGACGATTTTAGTTTTTTACGAACCATTAATGTAAATCATGCAGTTGAAAAGAAAGGTAACTTAAGTTATGTATCTTGGGCAAATGCGTATGACATATTAATGCAACTAGACCCAAGAGCAACATATCATCACCATGAGTTCGAGGTATCTCGTGTTCTTGAGGGTAAAAACAACAGTTATCTTATTACTGAGAAACAAAAGTACGAAAGTTTACCCAATGGAACAGCGATGGTGTATACGAGTGTATTTGCGTTTGGTAAGACTAAAACAGCACATTTACCTGTGATGGACTACAAAAACAAACCAATAGCAAACTTTGATTCGTTTCAACTGAATACAGCACTTCAAAGATGTTTAGCAAAAGCGATTAGTTTACATGGTATTGGTTTATATATTTATACTGGTGAGGATTTACCACCTAATCCAGAGATAGAAAGAAAGATTAAGAAATGTAAAACATTAGATGAACTCAAAGAAGTTTGGGAAAGTTTTACAGTTGAAGAACGTAACATGGGTATTACTTACAAGAATCAGAAAAAAGAAGAACTATCTAAAAATGAAACTACACAGGGAGAGGTAGATGAAACAAAGAAGTGAGGAATGGTTTGAGGTTCGTAAGAATCGACTAACTGCATCTGATTTTGCAAGTGCGTGTGGTTTGAACAAGTACAAATCACGACAAAAACTGTGGGAAGAAAAAACTGGTAAGAAACCACCTGATGAAATTAATGTTGATATGCAACGTGGTATTGACTTAGAACAATCAGGTATAGATGTATTAGAGGTTGAAACTGGTCATATAGCAGAAGAAATTGGGTTTAAGATACATAAAGACCATGATTGGTTAGGAGCAAGTCCTGATGGAATTATTGGTGATAAATTTGTAGTAGAAATAAAATCACCAAGAGTTGTACATAAGGAAGTTCCAGAACTGTATGTACCACAGATACAAGGTCAAATGGAGATATGTAACATAGACCAATGTTATTTTATAAGTATTAATGAAGATGGACATAACATTTTACTTATAGATAGAGATAAGAATTACTGGAATGATATGTTTGTAAAATTACAAGAGTTCTGGGAATTTGTTAAAACTGACACCAAACCACCAATAAGGAGAAAATAATGTCAAATCAAGAAGATTACTTTAAAGATAAAAACAATGTTGGAACTGTATGGAAAAACACCAACAAGACTAACGATAAACAACCAGAGTTTAGTGGATTAGTTAAAGTTAATGGTGAAATGTACAGATTGGCTATTTGGGATAATGGTAAGAATTTATCACTTAAATTTCAAAGTAAAGACGAATACCAACAATATAGTAATAAATCATCACAACCAAAGACAGTAGATGATTTACAAGATGATGTACCATTTTAGAAAGGATAAAGATGAACTATTATGAACGTTTACAAAATATGTCAAATGACAAATTAAATGCGTTGTACAGCCAACTCTCTAGTGGAGTTGGTGGTACAGGAACAAAAGACACACATTTATTAAGACTTGTAGAAGAAGTTTTATATGAAAGAATGGAGTCACATGACATTGAAAATTTACATGAATGAGTATTATGACTAGAAAAAAAGAAGATATAGATTACGAATACCTATGTGGTCAAATTGACTTTATTAAAAAAATATCTAAAGATAAAAATTTTGATATATCTTATGTATTACAACTTGTAAGGATTAAAGAAATATCTGAAACAAATAGAGTATTACAAGATATTAGAGATAATCTTGATTTAATTACAGAGGTAATCGAAACACAACATTAAAAAAAGGTAAGACTATGGCAACGAGAATGTTAAGGCAAGGAATATGGAATAGTGAGAAATTTAACTGTTTACCATCAGATACTGTTCGACTGTGTTTTTTAAGGTTGATTAGTGAACAAGATGACTTAGGTAATTTAGAGGGTAATATTTTTGGATTATTTAGATTGTGGCGAGATTTTGATGGTATTACATCTATTGACAAAGCAACATTGGTATTAGAACAACTAATCGAGAAAGATTTGGTGCGAATGTATAAAGGTAAAGAAGATGATTCTAGTGAGGAAAAAGATTACATTCATATACTAAATCATAGACAAAGAGTTCGATACTTTAAAAAACTTTATCCAATTAGTCCATTTCAGTTAGATGAGGAACTTAATAAAATCAACAATTTAAAAGAAAAAAAGACAGGTGTAAGACCAACTCAAGGTATACTTAAGACAGGTTCAAGCTACATAGATATAGATATAGATAAAGATATTGATATAGATAATATAAGTTTAGCTAAAGCAAAACATCTTGTAAAAAGTGATGATGTAGTAGAGATACTTACATTTCTTAATCAAAAATCTGGTCGTAATTTTCCAATCTATAAACCTAATGGTAAACAAACTAAGAATTATGAGTTAGTACGACAGTTACTTAAAGATGGTTATTCCAAAGATGATATTAAATCTGTAATAGCTAAGAAGAATAGAGAGTGGAGTACACAACAAAATATGTCAATGTATATTAGACCACAGACTTTATTTAGTAAATCAAAGTTTGAACAGTATCTTGGTGAATTAAGTGAGGTGAGCAAATGAATTGTCCAGATTGTGATAGACAGTTATATGGTGACACTTGTTCTTGTGGTTGGACTAAGAATAAAAGTCATGTGACTGGTAATCCATTTAAGTATGGTATTGAGATTGATGGCATTTGGTATGATAGACAATGTGCTAGAGTTATTAACAGTAAACGATGTGGAAAATATGGAACAGTATCTATTGGTGGTGGCTCATATTATTGTAGTGAACATATAGATGATGAACTTGGTACAACATCTACTAAAAGAGATAATTCAGGACACATGAGAAACATTAAAGATATATTGAGTTTATCTATTAAAAGGAGAATTAAATGACAGAGATACAAAAAATATTGTATGACGCAGAGCAAAAAGCAAAACAGTTTGCACAGGCAGAAAGTAATAGAGTTTATTTAGAAGAATTTAAAAAATCTAAATTAGCAATATTAATGAAAGAATTTAACCAGCAAGGATTTGGTGCGATATCAGCACAAGAAAGAGAGGCAAGGTCACATAATGAGTATATTGAATTATTAAAAGGTTTGACAGAGGCGACAAAAAAATCAATGCAACTTAAGTATGAATTACGAGTGATTGAGTGGAAAGTTATGTTACATCAAACTAAACAAGCAGATAGACGTGCAGAAATGAAGTTAGTAAATGCACAGTAAAAAGTTTAGAGAGTTAGCAAAAATATGTCCCCATTGTATGTCTTGTGGTTTAGAGAATCCAAATGGAGATTTATTATGTTTAGCTCATAGTAATAGATATGAAGATGGGAGAGGATATGGACATAAAAGTAATGATTTGTTTGGTGCTTTTTTGTGTCATAACTGTCATATGATGGTTGATGGACAAACAGGAAAATTAGATAGATTTGAAAAAAGACAAAAACATTTTCAAGCATGGCAAAAATCAATTAGATGGCTTATTAAAGAAGAACTCATTACTTTACGTTCCAAGTAGTAAAGAAATTAATGATATTGTTGATAAGACATTTGGTTTACAATTTTGTCATCATTGTAAAAAAAAATTAAGTTGGACTACTGCAAAAAGTATTGGTAACAATACAGATAAAAAATTATGTAGATATTGTTGGAATAAAAGATATGGTTAATTCAAGAAAAAAAGGTTATCGTGGCGAAAAATTGTTTAGAGATAAAGTCAAAGAACAATTAGGAATAGAAATACGACCACCATCGGTAGGAAGTGCTGGTGATGATGGAAAACTTAGAGAGTTCTCTTGTGAGGTAAAAAATTGTAAAACAATACAATTTAATAAATGGGTAGAACAAGCAAAAAGTAATTCTGATGGTGAAAATTGGTTACTTGCAATAAAAAAAATTAACTCAACCGAATTTAATTTTGTTGTAAGTGAAAAAACATTTTTTAAACTGTTACGAGTCTATATGGACACTATATAATTCATATGAAGAAAAACTACCCAATAATGTACCAATGTAGTAATGATGAGATAAGAAAGATACTTGACAATGCACTAGGTAAGCAGTATTGTAAACGATGCAACAAAAAAGTTGACCATTTAGAAACGAAATACTCTGGTATGCGTGATAAAGGTTACTGTTTAAAATGTTGGAATATTTGTTATGGTAGAGATAAAAATTATTAATTAAAAAATTCAGGAGGGTAAATGATTACCAATGATAATAGATGGTCGTATTGTCCAGAAAATGTTACTAAACTTAAATACATGTTGGATAGATGTAATCCAGATTGTAATTATAAAGTATGGAGTTCAGTTGTTAGGTCTATAAAAACATTAGTTATTGAAAACAATTGGAATAACACAGAATTAAAAGAGATAGTTATTAATTGGTGTAAAAAAGCAAAACAAGATAAAAATAGTTGGCATAAAAATCCGATAACAAAATTAAAACAGTTTGACCATTTTTGGAACAATCCAAGAATTAAAGGAGTAAAACCAATACATATAGAATCTTTTGAATATTATTACGAAACATATTTTCGGCAAAACACCATAGATTATAATAAAGAGTTAGATATACCAAAAAATCCTGTGTATGAAACAATTCAACAAGAAATTAAAAATAGACCACAATTACAAAAATTTAATCCAAATCGTGAGTATAAAGCATTACATGAGATTATGTACACATTATCAAGACTTGGTAAATTTTTTAATATTAAAAATACATATAGTACATATGGAAGAGATAAAGATTTTATTCTGATTACAGAATTAAAAGACATCGTAAGTATGATGAGTCAATCAAATCCAAACAAATATGTTGAAGTTAGTTTTGCTGATATAAACAGATTTATGAGTAGAGTTTATAAAACAAGTTTTAAAAAAGGAACAAGAAAATTTTGGATTAACAATAAACAAAAAAAGAAAGAGGGTTTTAAATTGTTAAGTTTAAGTAAATTTGCTCACGAAGTAAAAAATACATTTCATCTTGATAATTTTACTATTCCTCATATAGAAAGTTCTACTGATAAATTACTAAATAATATTGCTACTACTATTGATGAAGTAAATGGCACAAAAAACAATTCTCATAATCATTTAGAAAAGATAAAATCTAAAATAGAACATACAAAAGAAATTATAAGTATGACTCTTGATAAATTGTATGAGGAAATTGAAGTCAAACATAGTCAAAACATTTGATGGTCGTGAATTAGACTCATGGTCAGAAGAATATAGATTGTATTGTGAGGCGAAACACATTCTTACTACTTATAAAACAAGTCAAGAAAGACAATGGTGGCTAATGAAAATAAAAGATAAAAGAGGTATTGATGGTTACAACACAGTTAGAAATGAGATGATAAGACTACATAAATCCAGACCTGACTTATTTGCTTAATGTAAAAATGACTGATATAATGTAGTTTCTCTATTACCAATTTACTTATCCTTTCTAATAAGTCTTACCAAATAATAGAGTTTAACCAGTTTGTAGAAATATGAACTGGTTTTTTATTTGTGTAACGTATTTGTTTGTTCCATTGTAAGGTCATCATCTGAACCTATTTCTCTCATAAAATAACTACAACCTGATGTGTGTACTTTTTTATCTATAACACACAAAACCTTATCTGGCTCTAATTCTTTCTCAAAAGAAACACAGTAATAACACTTAATCTTAGGTAAAACTAAATGGTCTTGTGCCATTATTATCAATCGTTAAAAACATTTTTCTTGGTTCTACATTATCTTCTGCTATAGCTAAATGTACCCAATCGTCAAACTCACAAATACATTGGTCAACCAAGTCTGATAAGTATGAATCTTTAATTATTTGCACTATTTCTTTTATCTCTAAACCATGTATAAAAAAATCACAAGCTAAACCTAACACATGACGACTTGTAGGTTTACTACCTATAGCACTATTTAATTTATTACACCTAAAACCACTTGTAATGATAATTGGTTTACCAAATAATTTTCTTACTTTTTCCATCTCACCAGCTAATCTTTTTAAATTAGTTAATTCTAACTCTGCTGGACTATTATCTATATTTAGTCGTTTTGCTGTTTCACTTCTAGTAAATTCTTGTAATTTAAAGTTATCCGATAACTTCATTTTTTATCCTTTATAAAATCATTCTTTTGTTTTGAACCTGAACTACTACCAAAGTAGTAAGCAACGACAGTTGATGCAGTACCACCAAGCCAACCGATTGCTACATTGACTAGACCTATGTCTGCATGAGGACTTGGGAAAAAAGTTACAGCACCAATGTAACCAAAAAAAGCTGTCATGGTTAATATTGCTAAAACTGTAGGTGTATGGTCACCTAGTGCCATTTGTCTTTTTCTAGCACTATCTCTATCGTCAGCATGTATCTTTTCTACATCAATCTCTAACTCTTTCATTTGTATTTTAAACGCCTCATCTGACTTTTTTAACGCTGAAAGTTGAGCAGGAGTTGCTAGTTCTAATGCAGTTGATATTTCTTTATCTGTACCATTTTCTTTACCTAGTAATGCTTGTGATACAACTCTACCAGCCATACCACCGATGGGTCCACCAAGTGCTGTGCCAAGTGTTGGTGCTACAGCAGTTAATATTGACTTTGCTTTTTGTAGTATTTCCATTATATCTCCTTACATTTCCAAAGAACTTCTAACCATAATATTACTGTAAAAGAAACAAAACAACATAGTAAAAAAAATAAAATCATTAAAAATATTTCTTTATCCATTATTTTCCTTTACCTAAAATCATTTCAATTAATGTAACTATAATCCATGCAGTAAAACTTAACAAACCTGTAATAATAAAACCATCTCTTATTCTTTCTAGTATTACTCTTTTTTTGTATTTGGCTTGTTCATCTGCCTCTTGTTGTGCTTTTCTTAACCTTGAGCGCTCTTTAACTAAATCTTCCCATATTTGAGCATTGCCACTCCATACTAACGACTCTTTTAAAGACCTCTCAGCATCTCTTAACTTCTTTCTGTTAAGCACATTTGCCATTGCTTGTTGGTTAAGAGATTTGTTCTTTTTACTTTTTTCTTGTTCTTTTTTTGCTTCTTCCTCGATAACATTTTTTGCCGAGAAAAATTTATCTAGTTCCTTAGCTATCTCACTTGTATCTTTAGCCAGTTTAATCCCAGTTTTGATACTCTTAATTGCTGTCGTTGCAACAGCCATAGCAGTTACTGGGTCAATAATATCACCCCATCTTCAATACTATAGACAACAACAATATGATGATAGCACCAGCACCAGCTATCATAATGTGTTCTATTCTTTTGATTCTTAAAATTGTTTCTGTCCATCTTTCTTCACAGACTGCCTCATGTTTTGCAAAGTGTTTCTCTAACTCCTGAATGTTCATATTAATCTGCATCGGCAATTGTGAGAGTGCCAGCATCAACTTGACGCATGATTTCATCGTAATGTCTGTTGCCAACCTTAACAGGAACATACATTGTTTCTCCATCTATATTCGCAACAATGGTTTGGTTGTTTGATTCTGAAACATATTGTGCTGATGTAATATTCATATTAACTCCTATAACTCTGCGTCTGAAATAGTATGTTCATCTGTGTCACCACTAAATTGAACTATACCTCCATCTGAAGTGCTGACATTATTTGTTATTCTAATAAAATCTGGTCTATTAAAATTAATCAAGCCTGTTGTAATTGTAGATGTTGGTGTAGTTCTTTTTTGTTGTTTAAAATAAAGATTTATATATGCTCCACCATTTCCAGCACCAGTAGGTCTTGAAAGATTAATAAGTCTCACATCAATTTTTTCACAATATCTATAACATTTATTAATTGTTGTTTGATAATCTTCGAACTCAAAATCCGTTGCTTTACTTCCAACTTCTAATTGACACCCTGTCATATACCACTCATTACTTGTTGAATCTGCTAAATTTACTTGACCTACTGCTCTATTTGCTGCTACTTCAGAACCCCAAGATGTTTGTAAAGTTCCTGATGTAATATCAGAACCAGCACCCAAGTGCCATAATACATTTAAACTGTGATTATTATCGTTGTCAAAAGTGCCTGATGTATCTCCATCAAAAGTAAGTTCTTTTTTTTCCCAAGTGTTAGATGATGATACTGTATATGCTTGACTAATACTTCTAGTATTATCAAAATCACTTAATTCAATTATATAAGTTCCAGTTTTATTTGTTTTTACCCAAAAAGATAATGTTACTTTTTTAGCACTTGATGTTCCTTTAAGTAAGTGCTGAAGATTTTGTCCCTCAATTCTTTGTTGGATTTGTAGTTTATCACCAGCGGCTGGACTAGCATCTGCTGTAGTGCAATCCATTTTTAAACTGTAACCAAACCCTTGTCCTGACGGAACATCTGTAGAACGAGATACAGTCCAAGTTCCAATACCACCAGCAAAATTATGCCTAAACCTGTCAACAGCTAAATAACCACCAGTTGTTACTCCTGTTACTGAGGTACTTCTTTGGAATATGTTCATTCCACCATTGATGAGCAAATTTTTGTTACCAAAAACTAAATTTTCCCCAACTGAATTTTGTAATGTATCAACTTTTATTGTACTCATTTAATCTCCAATCGCATCCAATTGTGCTTGGGTTGGTTGTGCTAATGTTGGGTGATTCCATACTGCAATGAAGTCACCATTACCATCACTATTGTTTTGTAATGTAATAACTCCTGATGCAAAATCAAAAGTTTCTAACTCTGGGTATATTGTTACTATTCTGTCATATAAACTCATTAATCTGCCCTTATTAAATATCCTTGAAACCTAGTAGACCAACTATTACCATTTATATCTCTATTTGAACCATGAGTGTGAAAAACATAAAATTCAAAATAGTCAGTTGAACCATTTGCGTGTACAATAGCACTTCCATTAATTGTGGCATCAACAGTAGAATTTTTACCAGCTCTTTGAGTTAGTCTAAATCCACTTGATTCGCTACCATTTTTAAATATTGACACTATTACAGTTGCACTATTAACAAATTGAAATAAAGTGCCACCACTTAAAAAATAATATCCAGATTGTTGTGGTGTAAATCTATAATTTGTTGCATTGTCATACCACCCATCAGAATCAATTACTTCTGTATTTATATTTGCTTTTGTAAAAGTGTTATGTGGTATTGATTGATTACTTGAAAGATAAGCAGAAAATATTGGAACTTTTGGTGTAACAGTAGATGCAGTTGTAATTATAGAACCTGTATTATCAGGCAGACTTAATGTCCTATCAGTATTCGTATTAGGTGCGGCAATAGTAAGAACACCAGTTCCACTTGCGTTTCCAGAAATTTTTACTTGGCTCATATATTATTCCTTTGGATATTTGTTTTTGATTGGGTCAATCATTTCACTTTTCCAAGCATCAATCCCATCGTCATAAATTTTTTCTAACTGCTTTTTCCAACTTGGATACTCACTTGCTCTTTGTCTTTGGTATTTAGCAGATGCGTAAGCATCTTTAAGTTCTTTTACCTTTGCATTAAAATTTGATTCGCTTGGTTTAGTTACTCCATCTTTTACAACTTTAATATTATTGTAAGAATGGTCGCCATTTTCATTAATTTTTCTATACCAATTATGTTCATCTAAAATTTCATTCCAAGCATCTTTTTGATATTCTTCTTCAGTATATGCTCTTTGACGCATTACATCTAAATATCTAGCCATTATGTATCCCCAAGTCTTATAAAATTTATAACTGTCCATCTTGATGCACCACTGCCTGTTGCACCTAACCATTTATTACCTGAACTCATACTTTCAGTTCTTAATTTAAATTTAACATTTGATGTGTCAGTTATATCCATAATCCAAGATTGGTGCATTGTTTGTTCCCACCCCTCATCTTCAATATGACCACCACGCAAGATAAAAGCATCTGAATCTGTTGTTGAAAAATTATCCCCAGTAAAGTCTACAACAAAATAAACAAAATCATTATCTGTTGTTTTAGCCACCATATCTATAGTTAGTTCCATAGACCAAATACCTGTAGATGGAAAAGTCCAATGACCACTTGAAACAGACATCGCACTTCCTAAATTTCCTAACCTTGCACCTGTGTTTCTTGCCCATGCAGTAACATCAGCATTTCCAGTATGGTCTGAACTTAAATACCAAGAGTCAGCACCAAAAAAACTTGTATCACCTGAATCCAAGACATTAGCTGTTCGATTGGAAAGACTTAAGTTTCCAAGTTTTCCATTTGATGTTCCACTAATTGTTAATGCCATTAATCTCTCCTATAAAATAACGTATGTACTGCCACTTGGCACAGTTACTGTTACGCCACTATTTATTGTAACGGGACCCGTACTCATTGCATTTCTATTAGTGGTAATCGTATAGTTTGTCGTCACAGTTTGGTCGTTTTCTACAAATACTTCATCTGAGCCACCTCCTGTAGCACCACCACCTAAATTACCCCAAGCACCATTATTATAGCCCTCAAAAGAATTTGTGGTACTGTTATGCCTTATCATACCTACGGCAGGTGAACCTGACCTCTGTGCTGTTGTACCACTCGGCACTTTGAGTTGTCCTGTACCAGAGAAAGTCCCATCTGCTGTTACTGTGAGAGTGTTTCCTACAGTAAGTGTATCACTTCCAGAACCTTGTTGGAAGTCTTTTAAATGAGCCATTAATTCTCTTATCGCATTGTTGATTCCACTAGGTGGACAACCCTCTGCAATATTGACACTATCTATATCGGTATTGTTACCAGCAGTTGCGTCGTATTCTGATATTTTAGTTTTTGCCATGTTTTATTTTCCTATGGTGTAAATTTTCTTCTTTCTTCTTCATCTATGTTT